ATCCCAGCACGCGGCCTGTTCCTGACCGCAGGGGTGGACGTGCAGAAGGACCGCATCGAGGTTGATGTCTGGGCCTGGGGCCGTGGCCTAGAAAGTTGGCTTGTCGATCACGTCGTGATCCCTGGCGGGCCGGACGATCCTGCCTGCTGGAACCAGCTGACGGCCCTCCTTGGCCAAACATGGGTGCATGAACACGGCGCTGTCATGCCCCTGGCAAAGCTGGCCATCGACACAGGGTATGAGACGGCTGCCGTCTACGAATGGGCTCGCAAGCAGGGCATTGCGCAAGTGGCCCCTGTCAAGGGCTTGGAAGGCTTCAACCGGGCCACGCCGGTCTCTGGGCCAACCTTTGTTGATGCGACCGTGAACGGACGAAAGCTCAAACGTGGTGCGCGGCTTTGGACAGTGGCCACGGCGACCTTCAAGGCGGAGACCTATCGCTATCTGCGGCTGGAACGGCCGAGCGATGAAGACCGCGCCAGTGGCGTGTCAAATCCAGCGGGCACGATCCACATACCGGACTGGGCAGACAGCGAATGGCTGAAGCAGCTGGTGGCCGAGCAGCTGGTCACGATCCGCAACAAGCGGGGCTACGCGCGCCAGGAATGGCAAAAGATGCGCGAGCGCAATGAGGCGCTGGACACCCGGGTGTACGCCCGGGCCGCTGTCTGGATCCTCGGTGCTGACCGCTTCGATGAAAGGATGTGGCGGCAGCTCGAAAAACAAGCCGGGGTGGAGACGATCGCGGCGGCCGCCAAAGCCGACACTGACACACCGTCCGAGCCTCAGGCCGGGCGGATCGCTACCCCGCGCAAGCGCGGTTGGCGGGTAAGCACGCCCAAATACATGGAATAGCGAGTACTCAATGACCCTCGATGATCTCAAATCCCGCCACAGCGCGTTGCTGGCGGCGCGCTACAGCGGCACGCGCTCTGTGAGCTATGATGGCAAGACCCTGACCTATGGCACCGATGCTGAATTGGCGGCCGCTGTCTTCGATATCGAACGGCGCATTGCAAAAGCCGAGCGCGGCGCTGGGCGCATCTCTCACCCCCATGCCGTAAAGGACCTGTGATGAACTGGCGGCAGCGTCTCGGGGCCTTTGTCGGTGGTTTTGATGCAGGCCAGCATCACCGCCGTCTGCGCGGGTTCCAGGCGACGCGCGCGCATGTGAATGCGCTGATTGCGGCGTCCGGACCTGATATCACCGCACGGGCCCGCTGGTTAGTGCGCAACAATGGCTATGCGGCCAATGCTGTTGAAAGCTGGGCTGCAAATACCGTGGGCGATGGGATCAAACCGATCTCGCAAATTGCGGACGCAGCGCACAAGGAAGAGCTGCAGCGCCTTTGGTTGGCATGGACAGATGAAGCAGACAGCGAAGGTTTGACTGATTTCTACGGGCTGCAGCGGCGCGCGGCACGTGAGGTGTTTCTGGCCGGTGAGGTCTTCTTCCGGATCAGGCCGCGCCGCACGAACAATGGGCTTTCCGTACCACTACAATTACAGATGTTGCCCGCCGAGATGTTGCCGCTGCATCAGACGGGGGTGGCTGGCAATGGTAATGCTATCCGTCAGGGGATCGAGTTCGACCGGGTTGGACGCCGTGTGGCGTACCACTTCCTCCGGCGGCACCCCGGCGACAGCACCGATCCGGGACTGGCGGGCGAAATGGTGCGCGTGCCCGCCTCCGAGGTGATCCATGTGATCGACCCCGTTGAAGCGGGTCAACTGCGCGGGGTCTCAAAGCTGGCACCGGCCATCGTGAAGTTGTTTCTGCTTGATCAATACGACGATGCCGAGCTCGACCGCAAAAAGGTCGCCGCAATGTATGCGATGTTTGTGACCTCCCCCGCCCCAGAAAACCCCCTGCTGCCGTCCGAGGATGACGACATACTGGGCGGTTTCGAGATCAGCCCGGGCCAAATCGTGCGTCTGGATCCGGGCGAGGATGTGACCGTGGGCCAACCTGCGGATTCAGGGGCGACTTACGAGCCGTTCCAATACCGCACGCTGCTGCAGGTCGCCTCGGCGCTGGGCATTCCTTATCCTTATCTGACCAATGACATGGTGAAAGGTAACTTTTCGAACTCACGCCTTGCCCTGATCGAGTTCCGTCGCCGTGTCTCAGCCTGGCAGCACTCGGTGATGGTCTACCAGCTCTGCCGTCCCGTCTATGCGCGCTGGATGGACGCTGCCGTGCTGTCCGGCGCGCTCGAACTGCCCGGGTTCGAGGCCGACCGGTCGCGGTTGCTTGCGGCCAACTGGCTCCCCACCAAATGGGATTGGGTCGATCCTCTGAAGGATGCCAATGCTGAGATTGCTCAGATCGAGGCGGGTCTTAAATCCCGCAGCCAAGCCATTGCCGAGCGCGGCTATGATGCAGAACAGGTCGACCGCGAAATTGCGGCTGAGCGCGCACGCGAGCGATTACTCGGCCTCGACTTTCGCCGCCCCGGCTCGCCCGCACAAGGCGTACAGGCTTTGCCGGGCCCGGGGGAGGATGGGGGTAAAGACGACGACACCGACCAGACAGATGAAACCGATGACGCGGGCCGCCCGCGCAACCCTGAGGACCAGACCTGATGTTCCACGCCCGCATTGCTGCGCGCGCCTTCAATACGCCGCTGCTGGTTGAGCCCTCCAAAGCCATGGCGTTTCTGTCCGGCCTTGGGCCGCGCATCCTTGGGCGCAGGGTCGAGATTGGTGACGGAAACGGCGGCTTGGAAAGCACCGTCGTCCCGCCAGCGCGCGCCAGCATCCTTGCCGGTGGGATGCTGGACGATTACCGCCAGCATGGTGAGGCTCCCTACCCAGTGGTGGATGGTATCGCCGTGATCGAAATTTCTGGCGTGCTGATCCACCGCGGGGGCTGGATCGGACAGTCCTCGGGCCAGACCAGCTATGAGGGGATCGCGGCACAGATCGAGGCCGCTGCCAGTGATCCTGCCGTGCGCGGCCTCGCATTGGAAATTGATAGTTTCGGGGGTGAAGTTGCGGGGGTATTTGACCTCGCAGATCGCATTCGTGCAGTTCGCGCCATCAAACCCGTCTGGGCTTTTGTGGCAGAACACGCCTTCTCGGCAGGTTATGCGCTGGCCAGCCAGGCCGACCGTATCCTGCTGCCCCGCACCGGGGCGGTGGGCAGCATCGGTGTTGTCGTCATGCATGCTGATCTCAGCGGTCAGCTGGATCAAGACGGGGTGCGCGTCACGCTGATCCACGCAGGAAGCCACAAGATCGATGCCAATCCTTACACGCCGCTCCCAATTGGGATCCGCGATGACATTCAGCGCGAAATTGATCTGCTGCGGTTACTCTTTGCGGAAACGGTGGCAGCGGGACGTGGCGTGCGGCTGAGCCAAGAGGCTGCACTGGCCACCGAGGCCGCCAGCTTTCGCGGAGCTGAGGCTGTGGCAGCAGGTCTTGCCGACGAAGTCATCGATATGCAGCGCGGCTTTGCTGCTTTTCGACAAAGCTTGTCCCCAATCCGCGCATCTGTCCCATCCCGCGTGGCCTTTACGGCCCAATCCCAATCCCGAAAGGATCATCTCATGAGCAACGACACCTTGCCACAGACCGAACCAAGCCCCGATGAAGCGCAAGACGGCCAAACGCAGAGCGATATTGCCGAAAACAGCGGCACAGCTCCCGAAGTGCCACCCGCTGCTGCTTTTGCCCCCACACCTCCCGCAGCCTCGGGACCTTCAAAGGCTGACCCCGCCTCCGCCCTCCAGACATCCATGCGCGCGGAACTTTCCGCACAGCTTCGCCATGAAGCGGCAGAAATCACCGAGATCGCAGCACAAGCGGGACGCCTCGGCATTGCCATCGACGCGGCAAAAGCCCTGAGGGAGGGCACAACACCTTCGGCGCTGCGCCGATTGGTGTTGGAGCATGCGGCAGCCGCAGCTGATGCGCGGGATGTGGTAGCAACAGGCCCCGCATCAGCTGCGTCTACAAACAGCGAAAGCCCCATTGTTGCGGCAGCCAAACGCGCCGCGGCCTCCGGCGCAAAGCGCTGAACGGCTCCGCAGCCGCAATACTCACGCGCCCGACTCAAGACCCCCGCTGCTCCTGCCTAGCGGGGGATTTTTTCTTGCACCATGATCACAAGGATCCCCGACATGACCGTCCTGACCCAGCCGCCCAGCTTGGGCGATATCCTCAAATACGAGCTCAATCCAAACTTTACCCGCGAGACCATCACACTGCTGGCTGGGACCGCCTATCCTGTTGGTGCAGTGCTCGGCCGCATCACCGCCAGCGGCAAATACAAGCTGGCGACCTCGGGCGGCACAGATGGCGCGCAGACAGCGGCCGCCATGCTGCTCTATCCCGTCGATGCCTCTGACGCTGATGGTACCGGCATTGTCATCGCGCGCGGCCCCGCCATCGTCTCCAAAGCCGCCCTCGCCTTTGACGCCACCGTGGATGATGCCGCCAAAACCACAACCAAACACGGCCAGCTCGCAGCGCTGGGCATCATTCCGCGCGATACCGCCTGATTAGCGGTGCATGACGCACGCCGTGCACAGACACCTTAACGTCGATAACCGCCACACCACCTCCTCGCCCTCATTCCCCCGGAGTTTCCCATGACTATCACCCGTAACCCGTTTGACACGGGCGGCTATTCGCTCGCCGAGATGACGCAGGCGATCAATATCCTGCCCAACCTCTACACCCGGCTCGGCCAGATCGGCCTCTTCCGCTTTGAAGGCGTCACGCAGCGCTCGATTGTCATCGAGCAGCGCGAAGGTGTGCTCAGCCTCCTGCCGTCCGTCCCGCTGGGCGCACCTGCAACGGTGGGCAACCGCGAGGCGCGTTCAATGCGCTCCTTTGCCCTGCCCTGGATCCCGCATGACGACGTGATCTTGCCCGCCGACGTCCAAGGTATGCCAGCCCTCGGCCTATCGGACGCGGCCGATCCGCTGGTCGAGGTGATGAACCGCAAACTCACGCTGATGCGCCGCAAACATGCCCAGACCCGCGAATATATGGAGATGAACGCCCTGCGCGGTATCGTGAAGGACGGCGCTGGCACCACGCTTTACGACTATTTCACCGAGTTCGGCCTTGAGAAGATCTCGATCGACTTTGTCTTTGGCACCGCTGGCACAAACGTACAGGGCAAAGTCCGCAACGTGCTGCGCGCGATGGAAGACAACCTGCTGGGTGAGACCATGACTACCGCACATGCTCTGGTGAGCTCGGAATTCTTCGACAAGCTGATCAGTCACCCCAAGACCGAAGAGGCCTACAAGTTCTTCTCGGCCACCGGCGGCCAGCCACTGCGCGAAGACATGCGCCGGGCTTTCCCTTTCGCGGGCGTCCTCTTTGAGGAATATAATGGGTCCGTCACCCTCTCGAACGGCACCTTTGAGCGGTTGATACCCACAGGCGAAGGCATCGCGTTCCCCTTGGGTACCTTCGATACCTTCACCACCTATGGCGGGCCTGCCAACCTTCTGGAGACTGCCAATACCATTGGCCTGCCGCTCTATGCCCGCCAGATGATGGATACCAAGGGGCGCTGGATTGATCTGATGACTGAAAGCTCGATCCTGCCCGTCAATAAGCGGCCGCGCATGGCGATCCGGCTCTTCAGTGCAAACTGAGGCACCGCATGACCTCCGCCTTCGCCATCGCAATCGACGGGATCTTCCACGATCCGCACATCGCCCGGGACGCGGTCTATATCGCCCAAGGCGGCACTCATATCCTCATCCGTGTGGTCACACGCCGCGCGGATGAGATCACCGAGTTCGGCGCGGCGCGACTTTGGTCAGACAGCACGCGCATTGACCTTCGCGCTGCCGAAGTCCCAAACCCACGTCCGGGCGACCGCATTGAGATTGACGCGGAGGCCTTCCTTATTCAGGGCGCGCCTGTGCGCGATCGCGAGCGGCTTGTCTGGACCATAGATTTGAGACCTGCATGAAACTCAACATTACCATCTCCCCTAACCTGGCCGCGATTATGGCAGCCGAAATCAAGGCAGGCGAAAAGGCGGTCACAGCGGCGATGCGCGCGGCCGGGACACAGCTTAAATCCGACTGGCGTGGGCAAATTACGCAAGCGGGGCTGGGTCGACGGCTGGGCAATTCAATCCGCAACCAGACCTATCCGAAGGTTGGTGAGAGCCTCGATGCCGCAGCACTTGTGTGGTCCAAAGCGCCCGTGATCATCGGCGCACATGACACCGGGCCCCTGATCCGCTCCAAGGACGGCTTTTGGCTGGCGATCCCGACAGAGGCTGCAGGCAAGGGCGCACGCGGCGGCAGGATCACCCCCGGCGAATGGGAACGACGCCGCGGTCTCAGGCTCCGGTTTGTCTATCGCAGGCGGGGACCGAGCCTGCTCGTGGCCGAGGGGCGCCTGAACAATCGCGGGCTTGGCGTCGCCTCAAGATCAAAAACCGGACGCGGAAAGGCAACAGTGCCAATCTTCCTGTTGGTGCGGCAGGTAAAACTGCGCAAGCGGCTTGATCTGGCGCGGGATGCGAAGGCTTCGCAAGAGAGGATACCCGGAGCAATTGTGGCGAATTGGGTAGAAGGAAAGATCGGATGACTCCCCGAGAAACCATCCTTACCGCCCTGGCGGACCTGTTGCGCACAGTACCGCATGTGCCGGTGCTGCGCGGCGAAGTCCTGCCAGAGCGCATCTCCCCTGCGGGATTGATGATCCTGCGCGATGGCGATCCCGGCGATCCTGCGGTGACGCTGTCGCCCCTGACCTATCATTATCAGCATCGCAGCGAGCTTGAAGTCATCGTTCAGGGCGCGGACCGCGATACGGGTTTCGCTGCACTTTGCGGACAGATCGGTGCGGTGATCCGTGCCGACCGCACGCTCGGCGGACGCTGCGACTGGATCGAGGCCGAAGCGCCACAACCGGTGGATCTGCCTGTCGAGGGTGCTGCCAGCCTGAAGGCTGCAATCATCCCGATCGTTCTGCATTATTCAACGTCAGACCCGCTGGCCTGACCCACCCCATAGTTTGAGGAGAACACCATGGCACGAGCCCAAGGGGCGCGGGCGCAGATGGCGCTCGCGTTCGAATCCGTCTATGGCACATCGCCCGCGACCGGTTATGTCAAGATACCCTTTGCCAGCGCGACGCTTGGCGCAGAGCAACCGCTGCTCGACTCGGAACTTCTGGGCTACGGGCGGGATCCGCTTGCGCCGATCAAAGATGCACTGACCGCTGATGGCAATGTGGTGGTTCCCATCGATGCGCGCGCGTTCGGCTATTGGCTGAAGGCCACCTTCGGCGATCCGATCACCACAGGCGCTGAGGCCCCCTATAGCCACGAATTCCGCTCGGGCAACTGGACGCTGCCGAGCCTCTCGATCGAGATCGCTATGCCGGAGATCCCGCGCTTTGCGATCTATGCG